TGCCCTTGAGTGGTGCGAACACAAGCCATCAGTGACCATCACAGTTCGTGACGAGGAGTGGCTCAAGGTTGGCGCATGGGTATACGATAACTTTGACATCTGCTCTGGTGTATCCTTCCTGCCCCACAGTGACCACACCTATGCACAAGCACCTTATCAGGACTGTGACAAGGCAGTATATACTGAAGCACTTAGTGCTATGCCCAAGTCAATCGACTGGTCAAGGCTTTCTGATTACGAGAAGGAAGACAACACCGCAGGTACGCAAACACTGGCTTGCTCTGGTGATTCCTGTGAGGTCGTTGACCTAACTGCTGCCTGATGAGCAGCCCCTGTAAAGCAGATACGGGTGCAGATAGTTGTGAGCTAAGTAATGTTCACGACTTCTGCATCCACTGCGGGAGAACAACTGAAGACCTAACAAACTGGCAAAGCATGTCACATGAAAACAAAAAGCAGGCCAACATAAATGCAAAGAAAAGATTGAAAGGCTTGTGGCACAAGTAGGAGACAATATGGCGTACAAGATTGAGATATATGGACAAAAATACTGTAGCTTTTGCGACAGAGCGAGGGTGTTGTGTGAGCAACGTGACCTTCCCTACACCTATTACGAGATAGGAGTTGATGTAGACTTGGGAGAGTTCTCAAGGCTCTTCCCTGACAAGAAGACAGTACCACAAATTATGATTGATGGTAAATACATTGGGGGATTTTCTGAACTAAATGCGGAGTTAACATTATGAATTTATTAGAGGCACTTACTAAAAAACTAGAAGGCGAGATTGCAGTAGCACAAGCCAATGTTGAAGTTTACTTAAACCAATCTGTTGGTATTGGAGAACACCCCGATGTTGTCGAAGCCATTGAAACACAGGTAGAAAAGATTGCCGCCGCCGATGAAAAGATTCAAACAATAAATAAATATTACGGTGCAGAATAGTATGACAAAGATTATTTTAAACGAGCTAGAAAAAAAGATTGCTCTTCTTATAGCAAAAAGCAGATACTATGGAAACAGAGGTAAACTTATAAACCAAAAACTTGTGGCTCAAAACCTATCTGGAATAGAACCCGACATCATGGGTGCAGAATCAGAGCTTGCGGCATGTAAACTTCTTGATGTATATCCCACAGACTTGTTTACTCTTGGCACAAAAGGTGTTGCCTCTGGCCTAGAGATGGGAGATGTAGAATACAACGGACTCCGCATTGATGTAAAGACTACGCCGTGGCAAACAGGTTGTCTATTGTCAAACTCTAAAAACAAAAACATAGATGTGTTCATGTTAATGGTAGGTAAAAATGGCGATTATGAATGCCGTGGTGCAATACAGGCAGATACATTATATAATGATATAAACTTTGGTGACAATAACGGCAAGTTTAAAAGGGCTTGTTGGTATCTGCAGCAAACAGAATTACAAGACTATAAAAAAGTTCTTGACTTAGCTGCATAATTTTCATATAATATAAGATAAGCGGTGGGCAGAGTTCTTCAGTCCTTTCTCTCTCTCATGTCCACCGCACCTTATATTGGAGCAGTTATGAAAAGAAGACCAGTTATTTATATTGGATATGATGACCGTGACAGCAGAGCTTACGAAGTTCTGGAACACTCAATCCGTAAATACAATACAAAATACGACATCATCCCCCTGCTTGAGCCAGAGCTTCGGCGCATTGGCTTGTACCGCAGGGCTTCACGTGTGTTTGAACACGACCCGAAACAACGATATGATGTCTTCGACAACAAACCATTTAGTACAGACTTTACATTTACCCGTTTCTTGGTTCCTGCATTGAACCAGTATCAGGGTCTAGCATTGTTTATGGATGCTGACATGTTTGTGCGTGGTGACATCGAAGGTATCTTTGGCGTTTACGGTAAGCGAACAGACTTTGCTGTTCAGTGTATCAAGCACAAATATGAGCCACCCGAAGGAGCAAAGATGGACGGAGTTGCACAAACCCGCTATCGTAGAAAAAACTGGTCTAGCTTTATGCTGTTTAACTGCTCCCACCCAAGCAACAAAAAGCTAACAGTTGATGCGGTCAACCTGCAAACAGGTTCTTGGCTGCACTCTTTTGGGTGGCTTGACGATGACGAGATTGGAGACATACATGAAGAATGGAATTGGCTTGACGGACACTCAAGCGAACATGTTGAGGCGAAGAATGCTCACTTTACGACAGGTGGTCCGTGGTTTAAAGACTGGAAACCGAAGCGACCTATTGACGAAGCGTACACAGAAGAATGGCTTGCCACTGAAAAAGAAATAACTACTCAGCTTATACTGGAGAATATGTAGTGGCGTTCTTGCATAGCAACATACCCCACTTTAAATGTTGGGTACGCCGTGACTTCACGCACAATCACGAAGCATATCACGGAGAGTTTCTACATGGCATGGCTGTCGGTGTTACGACAATGCCCAACAGATGCCTTAGTTTTCAGATTATATTTACAGGCATATCTGCCGAAGGCGAAGAAGAAGATACGGTGCATGGCGGTGCAATGTGGGCAAGGATGCCTATCACAGGCTTGATGGGAGACATCCCTGTAGAAGATTGGCCTCAACAAATGGCAACGCACCAAGCACAGCCGTGGGATTGTGCATCACGAACACACTCTGTGTATACAATCGACAGAGCAACCCCCTGTCCTTGGCTTGTAAAGATTGATGGGGAGATGTACCCCGCCAAGTATCTATTCACTGTGGACTACACAGATAGCGAGATAGCTGATGACTCTGCACAACACAAACAAAGCCACGTGCTTTGCCTGCTGGACGCAGGTGAGTGGACAGGAAACATTGTTGCCCTACCTAACAACAGGGTTAGGGTCACGCATCCAGCCTGGTTTGTTACAGGTGAGGGTGCGCCAGACTTCAAGCCATCAGCACAAATACATTACAGCAAGAGCGACCTAGATTATACTCTTGATACTAACCAAATATTTAACAACCTATACTCAGAGGAATAATTATGTATACTTTTGTAACAAGCTTTCCTAAAAAACACGAAGAAGAATATGGACTGCCTATGCTGGAGTCTGTCATAAGCAAATGGAAACCGACCGACTTTAAACTATACGTGTACCTTGAGGGTTACAAAAAAGAAACAGACGGACTGCCGCAGGCAAGCTTCATTACCTACCGTCACATAGAAGATGTAGAAGCACGTAATGATTTTATTAAGCGTAATGCAGATAAGAACGGACGCTTTGCGGAAGCACCATACAATTACAGGCTGGACGCAGTACGTTTTTGTAATAAAGTATATGCCTACTCAGACCTTGCCTTTGAGTTAATTGAAGAAGAATACAAGGGATGGTTGGCATGGCTTGATGCCGACACTGTTACAAAGAAAAGATTTACTGCAGAAGACGCAGCTAAGATTATGCTTGACGAGGTAGACATGGTTCACCTTGGTCGCATTGACATTGACTACAGCGAAACAGGATTTACTGCATGGAACATGGCATATCATAACGCCTGCTCTCACATCGTAGATATACGTGGCGCATATGACACTAACGAAGTATTCAGCTATCGTGAGTGGACTGATTCATTTGTGTACACCCGCCTGCTCAAGATATATGAAGCACATGGTTCAAAGATACGCAACTTGTCAGAGGGAGTGCGTGGCCTAGAGATGTTTGAAAACTGTATGTTAAATGAACACTTTATACATAACAAAGGTAGTCGTAAGTGGCAAAAGAAACAGGAAGTATCTCCTGATATTGTAGGTCCAAAGCGTTACAAACAGCTTGCAGATTTGGTTCGCTTCTACTCTGAAGACCGTAACACCTTTACTATTGTAGAGACAGGCACATGGAATGGTGGTCGAGCCATTGAGATGGCACTTTCTGCTTTTGAAAATGTAGATACAGTACACTATCGTGGCTTTGATTTATTTGAAGAGGCCACAGAGGAGACAGATAAGGTAGAACTAAACATCAAGGCGCACAATCCTACTGAGGCTGTGTCCCGTAGACTTGCAGAGTTTGCTGTCAAGATGGCAAAGAACAATAAGAAGTTTACCTACAATCTAAATTGCGGTGACACCAAGGACACCATGAAATCTAAGAGATTCGATGACGTAGACCTTGCTTATATTGATGGCGGTCATTCATATGATACAGTTAAAAGCGATTACAATTTCTTGAAAGACGTACCCGTTATTGTATTCGATGACTACTATTCACATGAAGACAAAGAGTTTTTGGACAACCCTGACTACAACGGAATCATACGAACCTTTGAAAAAATTAAGGACACTAATAAATATATTCTTCCATCAGATGACCCAACTGCCTTTGGCGGCAAGGTTCATCTTGGCGTAGTTATCTCTCCCAAAGAGAAAGATTTACCACAAGAGTTCATGCGTATTCCCATCATTGTAAAACCAAAAGACTCAATGCCACAGGACGACATCCATAACAACATTATCTACAACGTAGAAAAGATTAATGACTTTGATTGGGTCAAGCAATACAAAACAAATAACAAGCACGCCATCATTGTATCAGGCGGCCAACTTAACATGAAAGAAATTAAGAAAGTTCAAAAGAAATATGATGCCGAAGTATGGTGTGTCAAGCATTCATATCCCCGTCTTCTTAAAGCAGGTATTAAACCTACAGCCTGTGTCATTCTAGACCCACGGCCTGTAGACGGTGTAAGCACACACGGAGTAAAACGCAAAGACCTATTTAAAGAGGTTGACCCAAGCACACTATTTGTAATTGCCAGCATGACAGACATCTCTGCAGTAGACTACATTATGTCTAAGACAGATAATGTAAAAGGCTTTCATGCCTTTACAGATGCTGTACGTGACGCAGACAGGGAAGATAAGTTTGTAATCAATACCAAGCTTCCTATTCCTACAGGCACAGTATTTATCTCTGGCGGTACTGCCTCTGCCACACGAGCCATCGGTCTGCTTGAAACATTAGGCTATCGCAACCTACACCTGTTTGGATTTGATTGTAGCGTACCAGAAGATGCTGTAGATAAAGAAGCAAAAGACGAAGCAGGACAACCAAAATACTTGCATGTAGAAACTGGTGGGTTTAAGTTCTGGACAACAGGCGAGTTGCTTGCCCTTGCCCAAGACCTTGAGAAGATGCTTGAAAGAAAAGACCTAGCACTAAACATAGACTTCTATGGTAATAATACTCTTGCTTATCAAGTCTTTGAGCAGTCGTATTACAATCAAGAGTTTCAAACTTTTGAGGAATTTATGGATGACAGGGCAGCTTAAAGAGCGTCAAGAAAAGTTTTGTCAAGCATATCTTATCAACAAGAATGCTACTCAGTCTGCTATCTCTGCTGGCTATAGTGAAAAGTCTGCACACAATCAGGGATACAGATTGCTACAAGAACCTGCCATCCAGCGCAGGCTTGAAGAACTTGAAGACGAATACAGCACAGATGTAGATGTTGTCTCAGAGCTTGAGAAACAGTACGAGCAAGCCAAAGCAAATGGCAATGGTCAAACTGCACTCAAGGCTCTTGAGTTATTATCTCGTGTACGTGGCAACAATGCAGAAGACGATGGACCACAGGACGTAGCAGGTCTTGAGGGAAAGATATGTGCCGCCATGAAAATTATAGGCAAAGAAAAAATGTATGAACTGTTTATGTCTACTTGGCCTGAAGACTTTGAAGAAGAAGAAGAGGATGTATCAGATGAATAATCTTGGAGAAAAAACAACCCTTGTTACTGGTGTCACAGGACAAGACGGTGGATATCTAGCAGAACTACTTCTTGAAAAAGGTTATATTGTACACGGCCTACAACGGCGTGTGTCCTCAGAGCCATCCAAACGTATTGCACACCTGATAGATAACCCTAACTTTAAACTACACTACGGTGATTTGACCGACACGGGTAGCCTGATGCACCTGTTTGATACCAACTTATTTGACGAAGTATACAACCTTGCGGCACAGTCTCATGTGCGTGTGTCTTTTGATATGCCAGAATACACTGCTAATGTGGACGCTATAGGGGTTTTAAAGCTCTTAGAGTGCATCCGTACACTTGGCCTATCCGACCATACCAAATTTTATCAAGCGTCCACCTCAGAGCTATATGGAAAGGTTTTAGAAACACCCCAATCAGAGGCTACACCCTTCTATCCACGTAGCCCATACGGGGTAGCCAAGCAGTTTGCCTTCTGGACTGTAAAAAATTATCGTGAGGCATACAACATACACGCATCTAATGGCATCCTATTCAATCACGAATCACCTTGGCGTGGTGCTGAGTTTGTCACACAAAAAATTGTACAAGGCGTAGCTAATATAGCAAAGGGAAAGCAGTCACACATTGAGCTAGGAAACCTAGATGCTAAACGAGATTGGGGACATGCTAAAGACTATGTAGAAGGTATGTATCTTATGATGCAACAGCCAGAAGGTGATGACTATGTGCTGGCTACAGGTGAGCTACATTCTGTGCGTGAGCTTGTTGAGAGGTGCTTTGCTGCAGTAGATATGAAAATCAAATGGGAAGGTGATACAGGCTTGAATGAAGTTGGTATGGATGAATACGACAACACAGTTGTTAGAATTAATCCAGACTTCTATCGCCCTGCAGAAGTAGAGTTACTGTTAGGTAATCCACAAAAAGCAAAAGATGTACTAGGCTGGGAACCTAAGTACACCTTTGAGTCTATGATTGATGAAATGATGGAAACTGCTTTAACCTAAAGTAAATATCCCAATAGCTACACCAAGGAAAAGAGCTACACCAACAAAGATAGAGCCGCCAACAAACAACATATCTTCAAAATCCTTTTGTTTTTTTCGTGCTATACGTTTTTGTTCGGCTATAGCTTCCTTCTCTTCTCGTATACGCTTTGCTCTTTCAGCTACTATCTGCTCCCATGTACCATGACCAAACCTATATTTAATTAGTTTTTTCATTTCATACATTTGTTCTTGAGCTAGTTTAGCATCAATAACAGTAGAGGCAGCGTCTTTTGTTTGTCCTATAATAGATTTATTACCATATCTTTTCTGTTGTATCTGCTGCTCACCAGAAAACATGCCATCAACAGCACTAGCAATGTCTTTAATATCATTAACTGTACTGATATTAGACTTGATAAACTCCACAGACTTCTGAACTAGGGCGATGCCTGCCAGCGTAGTTGATATAGGTTCCATTTCTCTCTCTCATTTTGTATCATTTATTTACGTAATGCCCCAATAGATTTAACACCAAAGCTTGCACCGATTGATACTAAGATACCCCAAGATAACCACTCAGGGCAGTCCTCTCTGAGGAATCTAAATCCGTCTGCAATATAGGGTTGCGCTGGAGGATAGAAGCAGGCACACAGCAAGCCAACGAAAAAAAGCGTCCACAACTCGTCTTTCCATGAGTCTGCTGAAGCATCCATAGCTTTAGCTTCCCATGCTGAATCATTGGCTGCATGTTTAATCTGCCCCTGTAGTTTAGCTTCTTCAAGCTTACTCTTGAGTTCTGTTTTGCGTTGCCTGCCTTCCATCCATTTACCTGCAAGGCTGGCTATAGGTGTTAAAAATTGTATCATGTTAAAATCCGTTCATATAGTTTTTACCGTCATATCTTAGCACAGACTTACGATTACGTTCTATTCCAAACTGGTCTATGCCTGTATAGCTACAATGAATCCAGCCAGACTGCGGCTCCCCCTCATTGTAAAATTCTAGTATTAACTGGTCAAAGTCTAGATTATCTCTAATCCATTCTGCAACCTCTTTGTTATCTATCCCAATTACCTCAAAGTCTGCGGCTTGTCCTTTAGCATGTTGGCTTGCAGAGCTACTGCCTATGGCAAGACACAGTTCAACTGAGCGAAAACCACTGCTAACAGATACAGGTCTGCCAAAATGCTCACGCACTGGCTGTAGTATATTATGACACAGACCACGTAGGTTATGCAAGTGTATCGGGTCAGGCATATTGTTAATACCTTTGCGTAATGCAGTCTGACTTTTGGTCATTTCATCTAATGAAAAGTTTGCTGTTATTTGCATTATTGTATATTCCTTAAATCAGATAGTGGTACTTCAATTGGCTCTTCAAAACCTACAAATGGGTCGTCTTCTGTTCCTATAAGAACATCAGTTAACCCCTGCAGTTCTGGTAAATCCAAATGTTGTATCTCTTCTGTGGCAATTTTAAGAGCATCCTCTGGTGTCTCTCCCCTAAATTGTAAGTATGTAACTCTATCTTCAACTAACTCATTTATTAAATCTCTATTAGGAGTTTGCCTAGCTACTAAATATTTTGAGAAATTTTCAACAAGATTTGTTGATATAGGGTCATTAATATCAAAACCACTATTATTTAATTTTTCAAGAGTTGCCATTATAACGTCTTCTCTATCTTGATTGCCAAAGAAAGGCAAAACTTGACCAGAAATAATTGTTTTTAAGGCGTTCTCATTAACCCTATATTTAGGACCAAGGACTTCATTAAAAGACGACATTGCTCTATATAAATCTTCTGGTGTCGGTTGTACAAAGTCCCCCTCTTTATTAAGAACAGATGCTCCAAAAAATCTAGCCGCCCTATCACGTACTTTAACATATCCCTCCAAATTATCTTTTGCTTTTCTATCTACAGCAGAATAAAATCCTGAGAAAGCATCTTGTGCTGCAAAAGCTACAGCTTCTTTTGAATCTAAACCTTCTGAAATATATTGATTATAACTTGATTTAAATTTAGCAATATCTTTATTTTCAATTTCACGAATAGCATTTACAGGAGCCTTTCTATTAGATGATATAAGTTGTATACCATCATATAACTCTCTGCCTACACCACGTGACACATTATTTGTAACTATTTTAAATCCTGTTCTATTAAATACTTTAGCATCTACAGCACGG